TTGATTCACCAGAGTAATTTTCTTCTAATGTATTGGTGAGTGCCACCCCATAATTAGAAACCTCGTTAGTTGAAGCATACGTTATTGAACCATACGTCCCAGTGCCACTACCATTTTTTGGTATGCGCATTACAACTGTTTTTCCGTTAGGGGAACTCCCCGTTGTTCCAACTAAAATAAGTTTAGCTGCATTAGCATCATAGTGAAGACCAACCTGAAAGTTTCCTAGCCCGGTAATTTTGTTTTGCCACGCTAGAGTGCCATTACTAGCATTAATTGCTATTAAATAATTAGTATTGCCGTTGCTGCCAACTGCGTAAACATACGAACCATCAGTATCAGATGCGTATGCATAAAAATAAAATCCACTAACACCAAAGCCTTTTTCATACGTAGAAGAAATAGAATTTGTGTGACCGCTTGTATTGTATTTAACTAAGTAAGCATCAACAGCCCCTACTTTATATCCTGTTTCTTGATGATAGCCAAAAAGATAAAAGGTACTACTATCTTTTGCCATAGATATAGGATAAACAGAATTTGAACTGCCTTCTAAGCCTTTAGAACTATACTGACTATAAAATCTTTTATCGGTATTGTTCCACCAAAGCTTTGATATAAAAGCTCCACCATTTGTTATTCGGGAGGTCGTTCCAGCAATAATTGCGTCCCCATTAGAATTAGTGAAAGCACCTGCATTGACAAACTGGTTAGTGTTGTTAACTGAGACAGCGGCAAAAGTTGAATTGTTGCCAATGCTACCGTCTGACTTTTTAATAACTCCAGTCATAGCTGCGTAGGCGGTATTGCTTGCATCGTATGAATATCCAGCCACACCTAAATAATCTGATTGATTAAAAATACTAAATAAATAAGCGGGGGCTAGACGCCTACCTGAATGTACTGAGTACGTCCTACTCCATTGATGTACCATTGATGAGTTATATTTAACTGCTTTAAAATCACTAACGGACTGGGTATTCCCCACTAAATATATATCGTTGGAATTATCTACATGAATAGAAGTATAGGCATATATGTTACTTTCTGTTTTCTGTTGTAATATTTCCCCTTGATTAGAAAGCTCCATAAAAAAACCATCAGTACTATCATGCCCACATATATAAAGCTTATCATCTCCATAATCAAAATAAGAATTTATAGGAGCCATATGTCCAGATGGCTTACCATAAACGGCAACATAATCATCCGCAAAATCAATACCACTCCCACCGCCAGCAAGGGTGTATATTTTACTTGTAAAACTCATCTAACTTCCTTATCCTGCGGCATCTATGGCTAATGCGCCATACCAAGTTGTTCCACCGTCTACCGTAGTAAACACTAAAATATCAGTCTCGCCTGATGCGGGAGCATCTGGGGCTGTAGCACCTGCAAAGTCTACAGAGCTTGGATATGTAATTGTATGTGTTCCACCAGCGGTAAGCTTTAACATAAAGCCATAAGCTGTACCTGAAGCAGGTGGGTTGTTAAATACAAATGTTGTGTTTTGTCCTGTAGATAAAGCAAATACATTTCCTGTTTCACAATCAATAGTAACACTAGAAGCTGCAGAAAGACTTACATATGTTTCGTTATATGATTTAGCTTTTAGCTCTTCAGATAAAGTTACGTCACCGTTTGCATCTGCAGTAACTGCTTTACTAGCTTGTGATGTACCTAGTGTTGAAATGTCATTATAATTAAGTTCTGTTGTAGTAGCGGTAACACCATCAAGTATGTTTAATTCAGCAGCAGTAGATGTTACACCATCTAAGATATTTAACTCTGCTGCTGTAGATGTAACACCGTCAAGTATATTAAGTTCTGCTGCTGTTGATGTTATTGCTACCCCACCTATTTGTAATGCAGTACTAGCATTAATCGTTGGTGCGGCTAGAGTTCCCGTAAATGTTGGTCCTGCAATAGGTGCCTTTGTATCAATCTGAGTTTGTATCGCAGAAGTTACACCATCAACGTAGTTAATCTCTGCAGTCGTAGCTGTTACACCATCCATGATATTTAGCTCAGAAGCGGTGGCAGTTACACTAAGATCACTTAGACTAGAAACTGTAGCTTTAGAGTCTATCTCTCCACCCATACCACTATGACTAGAACAATAGTAATACAGTGTATCAGGAGCATCTTGCTCTAGTTTAACCTGTGTATAAGCACCTGCGCTGCCGGGAGTACCTACTGCTGTTACGCCTGTAGAAAATGCACTACCACCACCATGTGTACCATCTGAAGTTGTACTTAGTAGTAATGGGTGTCCTGAGTTAGAACTATCTGACTGATCAAACCTATACGTTATTGAAGGTGCAAGTAAACCTAACTGTTGCACAGTTCCATCAAGAGCATACTTGTTACCACCAGAGTTAACTACAGTAACTGCAATTGTTGCATAAGGTTGTTTGGCATCTACCTGTGTTTGTATTGCAGATGTTACACCATCAACGTAGTTTAGTTCAGTAGCTGTTGCTGTAACACCATCAAGTATGTTAAGTTCAGCGGCAGTAGAAGTAACACCTAAATTAGTAAGGGCTGTAGCGGCACTTGTTAAATCAGATAAGTTATTTGACTCTAGTAGATAACGAGCATCTGCTTCTGTTTTGGTGTAATGTGTAGATAAGGTAAATGTACCATAACCTACAATGTCTACAATATCCCCTGCTGTAGCTCCTGATGCCAGTACAATTGCTGTACCTGATGTAGCGGTAAAGTCTGTACCCAATAAAAGTTTTACACCGTTGAGGTAAACATCTACAAAACCTGCGTCATATGTAGCTGAAAAATTTGTTTGGCCTGAAGTTGCAGTGTATGTGTTGCGATCTGTAGTTCCGTTTACAGATGATCCCGCTGCAGTAAAACCAGAGCTACCATATACCTGCATAGAGTTTGAGGTAGTATTAAAGTAAAGAGTTCCTACTTGAAGGGCATCACCATCATTGTCTACGCTAGGAGCAGATGACTTAGCACCAAGGTATCTATCATCAAACGAATCAAAACTAGCTGCTGCAGAGGTTGCAGAACTAGCGGCTGCTGTTGCACTGTTTGCTGCACCAGTTGCACTTGAGGCAGCGGCTGTAGCACTTGAAGCGGCTGCAGTAGCTGATGATGCTGCAGCAGTTCCTGATCCTGCAATACTATCTACATATGTCTTAGTTGTCAAGTCTGCATTTGCACTTGGTGTATACGTAGCGGTAATTTTGTTACTACCCGCTGCTACTGCACCTGTTAGAGTGCCACCTGCTAATGGTAAGAATGTATCTGTTGTATATTTCTTAGTTGCTGCATCTTGGTTAGCTGTTGGATCACCCAAGCCTGTAATCTTAGCTGTACCCATAGCTATAGCACCGCTCATTGTACCACCTGCAAGTGGTAGCTTGGCAGCTATACTATTTGTAATAGTTGTACTAAAACTTGCGTCATCACCTAATGCTGCAGCTAGTTCGTTGAGTGTGTTTAATGTTCCCGGTGCTGAGTCTACAAGTGCAGATACCTCTGAGTCCACATAATTTTTTGTGGCAGCATCTTGTGCATTACTCGGATCAGTAACGTTAGCAATTGTTGTACCTGTAACGTCTAGTGTTCCGTTGACTGTTACATTGTTAAATGTAGATGTACCTGAACCTGCAGTTACGTTACCAGTTACATCACCAGTAATATCACCAGTAATATCACCATCTATATCTCCTGTAATATTACCTGTCAAATTTCCAACAAAGCCAGAACTTGCTGTAATAGTTGTACCTGTTATAGCAGCAGCACTTGACGCACCAATAATAGTACCGTCAATATTACCACCATTAACATCAACAGTTGCCAATGTAGCTTGTCCAGATGTCGATACAGTTGTAAAGCTACCAGCAGCAGCACTGGAAGCGCCAATAACTGTACCATCTATGTTACCACCATTAATATCTGCAGTTGTTACTGTTGTTGTACCTGATGCAGTTAATGCAGTAAATGTACCTGCCGCTGCAGTAGAAGCACCAATAATAGTGCCATCAATATTACCGCCATTTATATCTGCCGTAGTTACAGTTGTAGTTCCTGTAGCAGTGAGATCAGTAAATGTACCTGCACCTGCAGAAGCTGCACCGATAGTTACACCGTCTATTGCACCACCGTTAACGTCTATATTAGAAAAGGTAGCAGCGCCTGTTACAGTAACAGAGTCAATGTAACCTACGCCATCAATATACAAGTCCTTAAACTTTAATGCAGACGTACCAATATCAATGTCATCATCTGTTACAGGAACAATGGCACCATCTTGAATACGTACTTGCTCTACTGCAGACCCGCCCACCTCACTGAAGAAGCTAATACGATTGTTAGTTGTGTCTACTACTACTTTATTTAATGCGTCTGCGTCAGCTATCAGAGGTACGTAACCACCTTCAGTAGAACTACCATCGTGCTTGTGTCCAGTAGCTAAAGCAAATGTGTCACGAAGAGCATTATACTCTGCGTTTACTGGTGCAGCCTTAATAACCGCATTAGCAACAATGTCAGCTGTTGACTGCCTTGAATAACCTGCCATTTACAATCTATCTCCTACTCCAAATGTAATCACTAGACCTTGGATACTGTGTGATGCACTTGTGTCATTAGTTACGAATTTTAAGGATGCAGATTTACCTGATCCCGATATGTTAGTACGTTGAACGGGTGAAGGATTCCCATCAAATATTGCAGTACTATTGTATTTAGCTTCGTTATAGTATGCAGCCGCACCTTTTGTTGTTAGTGTAAAGTTTGTCGGGTTTAATGTATTTACATCTTCATAATCGTAAACAGCCGACAGAATAATTTCATTGTCACCTTCAGACCGTAAGTAGGTAGCTACTGAATAAAATATCTTACGTTGCTCTGGGTCTTGCATGTGAAAAAAGGGAGTTTGGAATTGGCTGAAAATCTCGTTACCATCAAAATTAAAACCCTCTTCTTGCTTTTGGACTTTTCCTGCGCTGTCTCCATGAATAACAAATTCAAACTGTCCTATGTATCCACTATCGGCACAAGTAGCGGTTATGCCTAACATCTGACTATATTCAAATTGTAAGCCATTAGGTGTTTGTCTAAAACCCCCAAGAATACCCTGTGAATCGGCTGATGCAAAGAAGTAACGAAACTGCGTCTTCTGCCGTATAACTACTGCGCTTAAACCTTCTAAGTCAATATCAAATACAATGTCAGTAAATATAGACTGAATGTCCTTAGATACCGTTTCAAGATTTACGTCACCAATTTTATCTGTACCAGTAACAGGACGCAAGCCGTCTTGAGATAGAAATAATAAGTCACCACCAATTTCAATAACACTGTCTGTAGCTAAACACCCAAGGTCATCTGTAACATTCTCAAGTACAAAGTTAGCTATATTGTTACCTGTAAGCTTACGAATATTATTACTACCAAACACATATAGCGCATCACGAAAGGGTTTGATTGCTACAACAGGAAAGCCTACGTTAATAACTCCTGCCCCATTAGCAGCAGCAAAACTAGTTTCATCATAAGGTGCACTAAAGTAAAGGTTCGTATTTTCGTTAGGATCACCAGCTAAGAACATGTGGTTTTGAAACACTGCAGAAAACTTAGGATCATCAGGTGCGTCAGCATGTGTAATCTGCGTGTAGGTACTGCCATCGTATGTAGCTGCAGGATTGATTCCATCAGTAAGTATAATCTTTGCAGCGCCCCAGTTGTACTTTGTAAAACGTACCTTAGTAACGCCTACCATTGTAGGAGAGCCAGATGTAGATACTGCAACCCAAGCATCTGTAGAGTTATTCCAGTAGTGTAAATAGTTATTGCCACTAGAAGGTTTACGACAAGCAAGAATGCCATCGTTGATCCCGTTAGCTACGCAAACACCTAAAACACTGCCTGTGCCTGTTACTGTGCCATAGTCATTGCGGAACCCGTTGATCTTACGATAACCACCCGTAACAGAGGGTTCATAATTAATTAGACTAATAGCAGAACCCGGTTGATTCTCACCTTGTGATAACACATCACGACTAGTGTTTAAACCACCCTGACAAAACACTTTAAAGGAAGATAAATTATCAGCCATTAGACCACGCTACTAAAAGTACTATTTGCTGGGCGTTGAATTACTGTAGAACGAATGTATAAATTATCGTCCATTAGAATGCGGCGCATCGCCTTAATGCCCTCTTCAAAATTTCTTTGATGCATGGCTGCGCTTTGTTCATTACTACGGAAACGCATGATAAACATAATTGCACCATCAATAACTACATGCTTAAAACGTTCAGGAATAATCATCGTATCTGTATGTAAAACAAGATCATCAGGGTATGTAAAATACACATACTCAACATCATATGCAGCATCAGTTAATGGGGTAATACCAAACTTCTCTTCTAGTGTTTGATACACGTAGGTAGGTTTGCCTGTCCCATTTGTTTGATCAGCTTCATCGTCTTGTGTGCGATAGTTTTGTAGATAATCATTATATGTTAATGTATTTAAATGTCTAGGGGTATTATCCAACCCTGTAGTCTTTTTTAGAAAAAACGAATCCCAATCTACAGAACCCATATTATCTGGAAAGTCATAGGTTCGTTGTGCGGTAGTTAAAGTTTGAGTAAATGTTGTTTTTAAAAAAGGAAATTCTTGTCCGTCTTGTAGGATAAGACGAATGCTACTGTTTACAGCATCTTTAGCAAGAGCTTGTACGTTACGTACA